GCACATATTGCAGCGCATTCCACGTTGAGTGAGCCTGCCTTTCGGATACGTGTTGACTGTCATAGGCAAGCCTATCTCACTGCGTATGAACAGCAGTGTCTCGAGCAATCGCATGTCTATCTGGTCCCATGCCTTTTCACCGAACTTCTCATAGATATGAGGGCACACCAGTTCTTTGATGTCGAAGTATTTACGAAGCTTCGATACTATCTCATTCCTTTTCATCTTTCTTCTCTGTTTTAAGGTGTTCCACTACGTTGATTGCGATTTCCCTGTTGTCTGGGTTTTTCAGTATCTTTAACAAGGTATCGACAGCATCATCTACTCTTGCCTTGTCTTTGTCGGACTGTTTTTCACGCACTGACTTCAACTCTATGAAGGCGACGATGAGCGCACCTATCGCAGTAAACACCGGGACAAACGGAAGTGTCCACGACATCTGAAGTCCGAGGATGTAAACGAGCGCCATCTGGATCGCATCGATGACAGTAAGAATGAGCATCATATTAAAGTATTCTGCTATCTTCTTGACTGTCTTGCGATATCCGTATGATGAGCGGAAAACACCATTCTTTTTTGCTTTTCTAATGCCTGCTCTGAGGTCTGCGAACACACAGACGAGAGCTGCGAAATACATGAGGAAAACGGCTGCAAGCACGTATATGGCTGTAAGTTTCATTACTCACCTCCTTTCTCTGTTTGTGCTTCCTCTTCGAGTGCCAAAGCCCGCTGTGCCTTGAGGTCTTCAACCTCTGTCATGAGTCTGTCAATCTCTGAAGCCCATGCGTCGCATTGCTCGATCTCGTTTTTATACTGTGTCTTTGTGGCACGACCCATGGCAATCTTTGTGCCGATGTAGTCTTTCTTTCTCAACTCGATTTGTAAGTCATTGATTCTTCCATTTTTAGCGTCAATTTGTTTCTGGATTTCCTGTGAGTTCATAATAGTAAGCTTTTAATTGTTGTTTTCTTTTCTTGTTCTGACGTACGGCATAAGCCAAAGTCGTGTACGCAGGCTTGACTGATACCTTCAAATAATTCTCTGTGTCGAAATCGAGAACTGCGTCCCATTTCGAGTGCTGCAGCCTTGCCATCTGCTCCTTGCGGAGGTTATAGCTGGCGGTATGCTTCAGCAGTCCGAGATAACTGCAAAGAACACCTGCGAAGTGTTCCTTTGTGAAATAGATGTAGTTTGGATAAGCCTCAGCCTTGCTGATTGCAATGGTGATTTTCCACTTGAAGTTGTGCACCATCCTGTCACCCGGCAACAGTAGTGTGCCGTGCTTGATTTTGAAACCGAGCAGGTTGAACGATTTCTTATAATACTGCAAGTAGAATTTTTTAGGGTGTATCTCAAGATGCCAGCGTTTCACAGACTCGTTTCTAAGCCATGTGAGAAACTTCATGAAGCTCTCAACGTCGAGTGTGATACCGCAGTTGTCGTCTGTGTAATGCACGTTTTTCAATCCGTATTCTTTCAGCATCATAAGCATGAACGTGGTGACTATCAGACTCATCATCTGCGATGTGATATTTCCGATAGGAAGTCCCACGAACCCTAGTTTGCCGACAAGAGTCTTATTCTTATCGACACGTCTTCTGAGTTCTGGGTGCGACTTCATCACACAATGCTCTTGAGGTGTGCTCAGATAGATGATACGTGCGAGATACACCATTTCATCCCTTTCCTCCTCGTCGTCGATGTACTTGTAAAGCAGATCGACAAACACCGGGAAGAATATAGAGAGGTCTATCGACATGAAGAAACCTCTGAAATCAATCTTGTAGATGTGCGCTACAAGGGTGTAGAGCTTCGTTTCCTGTCTGATATACAGCATGAGGTTCTGCACGGCTCTCAAGCCACCTTTGCCTACCCTGCACGAATAGCTGTCTTCCATGAAGAAGTGCTTTTCGAGCAAAGGCATTGCGTGTTTTACGAGTCGTGTCTGAGGTATCCTATCGCCTGCCCATGCCGCTATGACTTCTCTTATTGTAGGGTCTGTAATGATGAAACAGTTTGACCACGAAGGGACATAATCACGCATAAACAGATGATATGTGAGCGGTATCAGTTCCTCCTGGAGGTGGTATTCGAAGATGAGCTGTGTGTTTTTGCTTCTCTTGTGTCTTCTGGTGTCTCTGTAGTCATCGAGCAGCTGGGCGTAATAAAGAATAAACTGCTCGGTCATGAGTATTTCGAAATCAAATTCAAGGGAGCCACGAACCCCGTTGGTGTTCATCTTGTTGTTGTTGTTCAGGTTACCGTTGGTAGCGTTGAAGTTCCAGGCGTTGTTGCCATTGTACTCATCGCCAGCCCAGAGGTTCGAGCTTTGCCCGCCTTTAGTGATATGACTACACTTGTTTTCCATAATGCAGTAAGGCGTCCTTTTAATTATCGAGTTCACTGTCGGTGGAGTCATGCTCCCCGCCACTCTGCCTCTTTGCAAGTTTCCGTCGCATTGAGTTTGTCATGCCGAGCAGTTGTTTCTTTATATTCAAAGACAATATGTCAAGCTTTGCTTTGGTTACGTTGTCGAGAACGCACAAATCATTCATTCTGTTAAGATTGTGCTGTATATGCAACAGAAGGCCTGCGGCTTCCTCGTAGTATTCCTGTTTGCGTTCCGGCACTGATGACTCCCATCCTTTGCAGATGCACTTATCCATGTCGAGGATTGCTATCCTTGTGGACTCGCCAAGGTCGTAACGCCATTCACGTGCCATCTTTCTGACACGTGATGCCTTGAAATACTCTTCGGTAAACACCGCCACCGCTTTCTCGATATCCGCTTCTTTGCTGTAACTTGACATATTCTTTGATTTAAAGCCTTGTGCTTTTTGAGGGCACAAGGCTAAGATTGAGGATTAAAATTTTAAAGCAAGGGAGCCACGAACCCCGTTGGTGCCCATCTTGCTGTCGATGATCAGGTAACCGTAGGTAGCGCCGAAGATCCAGGCGTAGCCGCCATCGTACTCATCGCCAGCCCAGAGGAACGAGCTTCCTAACGTGGTGCATCCCAAAGCTGAGAAATACTTATTGAGCTTTGTGCGTGTCTCGTCTTCAATGAACGAAGCGACATCGAAGCTGCCTGACAGATAGAAGTTGCCAGGCTCAAAACCTGTGGTGTATCCATCAACGGTAACACCCATTTGGCTTGCTGCATAGTCGGCCGGATAGCATGGCACCCACTGGTCGTTATGGTTCTTATAGAACACGGATGCACGAGCCTTGCTACGCTCTCCATGGTCGCCATACGAGCTTCCTACCGTGCCTTTCATGGTGTCGAGGTCGGCACACATATTGCCGATGTATCTGTCCCATGATCCGCCGTTGCGCTCGTAGCACTCTCTCGCTTCAGCACTCTCTGAAGTGCGGCATGCAAGGAATGTCGCCTCGTTCATCGGTGCTGAGGTGTTGGAGGTCAGATCGCTAACAAACGTTGTAGAGCCGTTGGTGGTCTTATAATAAGTCTTGGCTATCTGCTTTGAAATAAAGGTGTAATACGAGCGGTTGGCTCCAGTCTTCGTGTAGCAGGCTGTAGTGACAGGGAATGTGAGTTCCGGGAAATACGACGCAAACAACGAGGTAAAGGTGCTGCCCTCGAATGAGCGGTGCACCAACTCTGCGTCGTTTGTAAGCTCGTGGTTTCCAATCTTCACATACATGGAGTAGTCTGTCAACTCAACATTGGCTGCTCCACCTGTGGCGCTTCCAATGGTGATAAGGTTTGTGCCATAACCGCCGACGTAGAAGATGATGTCATCACCGTCTTTTTCCTTGGCGTTGTACGATGCGTTGCCTATGACACCGCCATTGCCTGTGGTAAACTGCGCTACGATGCTGTCAAGTGTCGCTCCAGCCTCCCAGCTGATAGTGGTGGCTGAAGATGCCGCCTGATAACCTGTCGAGATAAACGTGAATGAACCTGACTGTGTGAGGTCGAAGCCTGACAGCTTATACTCGTTACGCTCGGCCCATCTTTTCGAAGATGCCTGCTCACCGCTTGTGAAATGTTCGTAGCCTATCATTTCTCTGGTCCAAAGAGCCTTAGACATGATGTAGCGACCGTTAGGGTTCTGTGTCGTCAATGCGTCGAAGGTGGCTGCGTTGTAGGTTGCCATCTTCAAGATCTTGAGACTCAGCGTCT